CATTGCCTGGGGGTCATCTCCTTGGCCGGTAGACAGTCCAACGCCTGGCTGGAACTGTATCTGCAACTCATGGAAATACTGGCGCTGCAGGTCGGTTGTAATGTGCGGGGCTCTGCGTATCCGGCGGATTGGCTGGCCATCATCGGTGTAATAGTTACGGCTTAATTGATAAATCTTACCGTTTTCGTAGTCTCCAACCAAGACTTGCTGGTTAAAGAATGCGCAGCAATTACCGCGGTGGCGCTCAAATTCGTTTTGATTATTACGGTACAACCACTTATGCCAAAGGCCAGTAGTCTGGTCAAATGCCCAAGTTAAGCCATTAGTCCCAATTGAGGGAAAGGTCACTACATAGACTTCGTGGCCTTCAAGCTGGTAAGTCCACGCTAATGCATCGGACACATTCTGATTAACTAAAGTTGTTTCTACCGCATGGGTAGATATTCTCTCTGGAAAATATCCATTCATACGCACAATCATTGCCTCGCCACGGTTGTTTTTTGACACATATGCAAAGGAATTACCCATGCGAGACATAGAATATTGCGCTGCAATACCTTGCTGGGTGGATGTGCCAGGAATCCGAGTAAAGGGAAACGGCACCGCGCCCGAATTAATCCAGACTTCGGAGGACATTTCGCCAAGCAAATAGACTTCTCGGCGGTCAACAATAATGGACACTAGGTCATCTGGTGAGCCATCTTTACTAGCAAACGATAATGGGTCGGTGATTGGGCTCAGTAAGTCCGAGGCCGCCCACAGCTGCGAATCTGGTTTGTTATAAACAAAGTAATTGTCGGTTATATCAACCGTTCCGCCACCTTCAAATGGGCCATCGGTTGCAGGCAATACAGTCCAATTTATGGCATAAATAGCGGTGCTGCTCACCGTCTGGGATGCGCTGACTGTATATGTTCCTACTCCGCCTGATCCTGTACCAAAGGCCGTAATGATAGTCCCATCGGTTACGCCAGAACCTTCAATGGTTTGGCCTATTCGTAAAGTTCCGCTAGTCACCGCTGAAACAGTCAAGGTTGTGCCTGCAATCGCAGCCGTTACGATGGCGGGCGCGGCGTTGGAATTAATAGTGGTTGACGCTACAGTTTGGGAGTCGCTAACCGTATAAGTTCCAGTTCCGCCCGTGCCTGTACCCAAAGCAGTAATGACGGTATTTTGGTCAATTCCCTGTCCAAAAATAGCCTGGCCAACTGCAATTGTTCCACTTAAAACAGAGGTTACAGTTAAGGTTGTTGTTGATATTGAACCGGTAAAGGTTGCTGCGGATGGATTAGAGATAAACCAGCAATAACGGTAAGTCTCATCCACAATGTAGACATTCACTCCGTTGTCCACAATCCCGACCAGTCCGGTTGAGGAATTCATCTGGCCAATCATTTTGGGTGTGTAATCAGACTCCATCACATACACAAAATCACCGCATACGGTAACGACTTGAGTGCCACCTGACAGGGTACGAATGCCCCGTACTTCTTCTTGATTTGGCAGAATAGCAACTGTTTCAAGTCCTGGCGTTGGATAAAGCGCCATAATGCCGCGGTCACCTTGAGGTTTAGTTGGGTCTATTTCTGGGAAAAAATTAATGCATTCCTGGGCATCTTGATAAATAGAGGGTGCCTCGTAAGCTGCGCCAACAAATCCAAAGTCAGGCATTAAAAGCCTCCGGTCAGAATCCAACCAGCATCTGCTCTCTTACCAACAATCAATGAATCCTCAAATCGCGCCACCTGCATAGGTTTCATATTGTTGCGCTTAATGGTTGCCTTGGCATGACTAGCAAAGCCATTAATCATCTGTATTTGCGTTGGGCTGGCTTTGCCATACATCGGCATCAAACGCTCTGCTAAACACCATCTAAGGGCCATTAAATAGCCCTGTGGGATAACTATCTCATCATTAATGGTGGTAAAACGCTGAAACAAGGTATCGGCAAAGATGTGCATCTCGCCTTGGGATGGATTAGGCCATACAAAAATGGTTCCCAACGCCTCGCTTGGCTGGTAGTACAGGGCGCGAGGCCAAGGGCCATTTAAGGTTTTTAAACCTATCATCTCGTAGTTCTCTAAATTGAGAATGGTTATTGGGTAATCTAAGCCGCCATTCAAAATAGGCTGACCATTGGAGTTAGTATTTACCCTTACGAAAGCAGAATTAATTGACAAAGGGCGCTCGTAATATGCACTAATAGTAGTGCTGGCAACGGTCTGCGAGATGCTTACGGTATAAGTTCCATTGGAATTAACATTGCCGCCCGCACCAGAGCCAAAGCGCGTAATCTTGGTGCCAGCTGCCACACCAGAGCCTGTTAAGGTCATACCTAGAGCAATTGCGCCAGCTGCTACATTGGTGACAGTCAAAGTTGTGCCGCTAATTGATCCTGTAATCGTGCCGCCTATTTGGCCTCCAGCACCAATGGTGTACTGGGTTTGTCCGGAAGTTAAGGTAAATATGATTTCGGTCTTATAAAAGACCATCATTTGCTCATTGGACCATTGGTCGCACATATCATTGAGCATATCAAACGCGTCTTGCGAATCCGCAGGCGCGGGAGTCTCACCAGCCTCCAGAGCCCCAATATCTTTAAGGGCGCGAGAGATGATGTCGATTGGTTGTGTCATATCGTCACCTTAAATGTGTCCACGGCCCAGGGCGGCTTAGTTGTTGCTGCTAAACTTAGCGCATCCAGTTGCTCTTGTAATCTGTATTTTATGAGATGTTTGCCGTCTTGGGTAGCATCTAAATCAAGCCAATGGATAACCTGGTGTTCGGCTGTATCGTCATCCACCATGTGCTGCGTCAGCATTTTCCAATTACCCTCAGTTATTACAGAGTTTTTATCATCTGTTGCCATGCACCAATATTTAACGGATTTAAGAGCCCCATCAATAATTAGGGTCTCTAATATTTTCCATTGATAATTAGTCATTATTTAATGGCATCTTCAAAGGGTTGCAAATCATATCCAGCGTAGTAATCGCCTTTAGCAATTTGAATTTGCAAGTGTTCTTTATTTCTAACTACCGTATCTGCCCAATCTTCATCAGACATCATTTCAGGCTTGCCAGCCAATAGAAGATTTACGCTATCCATTGCGGCAGAATAATCTTTAGCTACTTTTTGTTCTTGGGTTAATTTAGTCATTTTATTTTCCTTTAAGTTGGTCAATTTCTGCTTTTAATTCTTTTACTGCGTTAATTAAATACCAAGTTAAATCGCTAGGGTCAACACCTAAAAATCCTGTGGATTCTTGTTTAACGCAATTAGGTATAACCTCTTGAAGTTCTTGTGCAATTACCCCAAGTTGCACGCCCTCTTTTTGAATTGCTAATTCTTGTGGTAATTCAGTAATTTCTTCTGGTTTACGATATTCAAAATTACGCACTTGAATTTGCATAATTTTTTCAAGACCGATATTGTTATTTACAATATTTTTCTTTACTCGTTTATCTGATGTTGTTGACCAAGATGCAGAGTTATTTCCAGCATAATTGCCACCACCACCAGCGTTCATAAACCCTGTGCCAGTACCTTTTCCAACAGAGTTATACCCAATAACAATTTCTGATGAATTAGCACTAGCCGATGGTGAAGAATAACCCCCAATATAAATATTATTTCCACCAGTAGTTATATCTGCTCCGCCTACAGGTGTTCCGTATCCAGCAGAAAGACCAATACAAGTATTATTTCCACCAGTTGTAAGAGCATACCCAGCTTGATAACCTACTGCTGTGTTGTTAGAGGCGGTGGTGTTTGCGTTTAAAGAACCATAACCTAAAGCAGTATTATTAGCACCAGTAGTATTAGCGTAAAGCGCTTGATAACCCATTGCTGTGTGGTTAGATGCGGTGGTGTTTAACTGTAAAGATGAATCACCTAATGCCACATTGTAAGAGCCTGTCGTATTTGAATTAAGCGTATTTACACCAAAAGCATCATTGGCTGTGCCTGTAGTGTTACTTCTCAATGCTAATGCACCAACAGCAGTAAGCTGTCCTGTTGTGTTTGGATAAGCAGCTTGATAACCTACGACCGTGCTGTAAGAGCCTGTAGTGTTTGAGTAGAGACTTTGATTACCAATGGCAGTATTGTAGCTACCAGTTGTATTACTATATCCAGCTTGGTAGCCTACTGCGGTGTTGTCTGATGCAGTACCATTTGATGCAAGTGTTTGCCTTCCAATAGCCACATTCTGACTACCTGTGGTGTTATTAACTAATGCCGCATTACCGACTGCCACATTGTTTGAACCTGTGGTATTTGCGTTTAATGCTGGTCCACTATCTACTGCGTTAGTTCCACCGAGTGCAAGGTTGTTAATACCAGTCGTGTTTGCAGTTAAAGCAGATTGACCAAAAGCACAATTTCCATAGCCTGTCGTATTAGCGGCTAATGCGGATGTACCGAAAGCTGATATACCTACACCAGTAGTATTTGCGTATGCAGCTTGATAACCTACGGCTGTGTTATTAGATGCGGTGGTGTTTGAATACAAGGCTTGGTCGCCAATCGCAGTATTGCTTGACCCTGTTGTATTGGCAAGCAAAGATAGATAACCTACTGCGGTGTTGTCTGATGCGGTGGTGTTGGCTTGAAGTGCTGCTACACCAACAGCAGTATTGTTATTTCCAGTAGTATTATTTTGTAATGCCGCACTTGTTGATTCATTATTTCCACCTACTGCAACATTAGAATTACCAGTAGTATTTGAAGTCAAAGCATAAGCACCGACTGCGGTAATATGTCCAGTTGTAGTAGCCGCACCAGCAACATAACCTATTGCAGTATTACGACTTACTGTGTTAGCCGCCAAAGCACTACCGCCTAATGCCGTATTATTACTTCCCACACTATTTCCAGCCAAAGCACTAGCACCAACAGCTACATTGGTTGATACAGCACCAGCACCCTTACCAACAGTAAGACCTGAGATAGTTGCATCGTTAGTTGATGTTAAAACTGTTGATGTTAAATTGCCTGTTGATGGATTAAATTGAAGTTTTGTTGATGAAACATCTAAAGTTGTTTCTGTTCCAGCGGTCAATTCGCTAAATGTAATGTATCGCGTTGCGTTGGTCGTAGTGTCATCGGTAATGGTTACACCATTAGCATTTGCGTTCCAAGTTGGAGCCGATGCGCCATTGGAAGTCAATACATAACCAGCTGTTCCTGTTGATCCAGCAAGAGCCAGGGTACTAGAAATGTCTAAGGTTGTCACTTTGGCCGCAGCTGCAGTCGTTGCACCAATAGATGTATTGTCAATGGTTCCCGCATTAATATCCGCGGTATCGGCAATTAAACTGTCAATATTAGCAGTTCCATCAATGTACAAATTGCGCCATTCGTGGCCTGTTCGACCTAAATCGTAAGCATTGTCTGTTGCTGGATCAAAATCTGAGTTAATCCGAGCATTAAAAGTAACGGTATCGCTATTGCTAGTTCCAAAAGTTGAGTTGTCATCGACTGTCAGAGTAGTAAATCTACCTGTATTTGGCGTTGTATTGCCAATGGTTGGGGGCGCGGATAAGTCTAATGTGCCGCCTAAAGTAACCGTTCCAGAGCCAGTAATTGGTCCGCCAGTAAGGGTTAATCCGTTGACAGTTCCAGCAGTACCAACTGAGGTGACCGTTCCCGTGGTTGGCGTCGCGTATGTTGGTACGCCGCCAGCCAAAGTTAAGACCTGGCCGTTAGTGCCAGCAGCTAAAAATGTTGTTGCGCCCGCGCCGCTTTGATAAGGAATAGAGCCAGTTGCTCCGCCTGCAAGATTGGTAGCCGTGGTGGCCGTAGTTGCACTACCCGCAGTTGTTGCGGTGGCTGCGTTACCCGAAATTGATCCAGTAATAACATTGGAGACTGTAAGGTCTGTTAATGTGCCAACACCGGTAATACCCGAATATGAACCACTTAAACGCGCAGAGTCAATCGTTCCGCTTGTAACCTGGCTGCCTGCTATAGCAATACTTGTATTAGTTGCGCTTGTAATCTGGCCTTGGGCGTTTACTGCAATTGCTGGAACCGTACTGCCCGAACCATAAGTTGCAGCTGATACGCCAGTATTAGTAATTAAAAACTGAAAACCAGATAAAGTTAGGCCAGTTCCCGCCGTGTAAAGGGCATTGTTAGAAAACTGCACGAAAATAACCGCGGTTACGCCAAGAGTTCCGCCTTGTTGGTTTGTGTTTACCCAAGCTGAACCACTTAAAAGTGTTCCAGATGTCACAAATAGATAAGCCGATACCAGTTCATCCCAAGTATTTGCGTCAGTTGACCTAGACCATGCGCCGCTTGCCGCAACATAAATTCCATTTTGCGACTGTGTTGATTGATCTTTAACTAAGATTCGTTCACCGGCAGTAAGGGTCGATGCCCAATCTCCGCCAGCTTGAGTTGTTAAACCAGAAAGGGTAATGTTACCTGTGGTTGTGTAATCAGCAGGCTGCTTAAATGCAAGTCCTTGCGCTACTGCATCAACATACGCCTGGTTAACAATTGATGTAGGGCCGCTTGGTGGCGATGTAATCGTTCCCGTTGTGGTCGCAACATTGGTAAAAGTGCCGGCAGCGGGTGTAGTTCCTCCAATTACTGAGGAATTAATGGTGCTATTGGTAATGGCCACCCCGTCTAAATCGGGGTTTGTAGGGGCAAAAAACGGTGTCCCAGCAGGTCCAATCAGGTTAATACACTCATATGGCGGTAAGGGCTCAAAAGTCCCTTGGACCGGCACTATATTGGTTGTTATAGTCTTTGCGGTGTCGTTGGACATGGTAAATCCCTTATTCGTTTGCCACTAATGTCAAATAGAGCGAGTTTGTGCCTGACGAAATGGCTTTAATAAAGAAGTTTGGCCTTGGGCAATCAATAATGACTGGCAAAAACATACCAGGAGCCAAAACATAAGACCCGCTGCTGCCAGATGCTGCAATCGCTGGAGTTGCCATATTGGAATCAGTTGTGCCAAAAGTGATGGCTGCAGTACCCGTTCCAGTATTAAGAATGGCCACGCGGAATGCGATGGTTGGGGTATCTGGTATTAGCTGCAGCGCGGATGATGCAGATGTTGTTAAGTCCAACCGAAAGGTTGGGGAAAGAATCTTTAGAGAGTCCATGATTATCCTCGTAATAGAGATGTTTAAATTATCCTATGTTTTTAGGTTTTTACACCATAAAAACAAAAAAAAGGCCACCTCTTTTGGAGAATGGCCTTTTCAGGTCTCATGCGGGATTAAGTCGCAATGAGCCCTTTGTTACGCAACGCAACCAAAATTGCATTCACAGCGGTTGCAATTTCCGTACCTGTAGCGCTATTGCCAAGGTTTGTAATTGCAGCTGCTTGAATAACAGGGGTTGAGCCATGAAAAGCCAATTTGTCTGCTGCGGCACCGGCAATTTGTATGCCGTCTGTTGAATCACCGTTAAACAGAAAATTGGTTGTTTGGGTAGTTGCTGGTCCTGGATTTGGCATGATAAGGTTCCTTTCCTATTAAGCTGCTACGCGGCAGGCGAGTTCTGGGTAAAGCGGAGCCCAGCCGTATAAAACATCTAAACGGGTTGGGATGGAGTCGTTGTTAATGGTGTATTGACGCACCACACGAATCGACAAGCCATTATCCTTATCGCTTGCACGGCCTGCAAAATGTACGCCGTCTGGCAATTGGAGGTCGGCAGTAGCCAGGGTAAACGCATTGCGATGGAACACCAAGTTCTGTGGGCTGACAATACCAGTTTTGTTAAATGGTGTTACAGCTGCAGTTGCAGATGTAGTTGCCACGGTTACATTTTGGAATTGACCAGCAGTAATAATTGCAGGGCTAACGATTACAGTTGCTGATCCACCACTAGTAATTGTTACATCGGCAGTTACTACAAAGTTACGCAATACATTACCACCGTAGGGCTGGCGGTTCTGTGGGTTGACTGCAAACACACCAGCAATCTGAATGGTATCGCCTTGCTTTAATACGGCATTAGCGGTAACAGCAGAGATTGTGATGGATGAAGTCTGAGCCCAGCCAGTTGTCAACGAACCTGTAAATGTAGAGGTATTCGTAGTCATTGTGGCCGTTGCGTAAGAACCGTAAGTATGGGACACGATGTTTTGGTCCATATACCAGTTCATACCAATGGTGTCGCGACCCATCATTCCCTTTTCATACTGGCCAGCGATGGAACCTTGTGGGTTGAATAAACCCTTTAAGGAGCCAACAATACTAGCGCCGGTGAATGGGTCAACAACGCAAGAACGCTTACCGTCACGGGGAGCGCCTTCACCATCCAAGAAAGCCTGGGCGGTCAAGAATGTTGCGATGTCAGATGGAACTACACCAGCTGTACCAACGGTATTAGCGGTGTTGTCAACTGCCATTGTGGTGCCGTCAAAGTCGATTTTGTTGGCGATTGCTGCAATAGCAGGTTTTAGTACACGGTCCGAGAACATATCTAACGACAAAGACAAGTCTTGAGTCGTAAATTGTGTGTCCACATGGAACTGGGTACTGAGGGTTACTGGGGATGAAGTCTCGTTAAAGTCCTCAACATTCAGCGCTGGGCCGGTGGTACCGATAAAACGACCTGGGCGGCGGACATTGACTGTGTTACCAATCTTTGCACCGACAACCGCAAACTGGTCATCATAGTTACGGTCTACACGACCAGTAAAGGTCAAACTGTTTTCCAAGACCATCAACGCCTCGTTGGTGATCATGGAGATGGTTAGCAAGTTATTTGCCATGGTAATTCTCCAAATTAATTTTAAAGTTACCCGTCATCGAATCTTCCCAGAGGCCCTTGCAGCTTTCCATTGCTGGTAGGTGCCATGAAATTTACGGTCAGAATCCAACGCAATATCGCTAGGATTCCCACCGGCTTTCAGCGGACTAATCGGTGCCGGAGCATTAGACTTCTTCGCAACAGGTTCTCTTACGCTCGGTTTAGCTGGCTCTGCTTTCTCAAATTTAGCCTCTAAACGCCCGATGGCACGGAGTTGTGAGGTAATGGATTTCTCCGCCAACTCACGAGCAAAATCAGGATTTTCGGCCAAGTAATATAGGAGTTGTGGGCCTACATCACTCTCAATAATTGCATCGGTGACCGGTTGTGACACCGAGACATCGCTTGACGCAATCATTTCCTCGTAATCCGGCATATCTTGTTTCGCAACATCTAGTCGATCTTGGAACTTCTGCCGCATCCGCGACTGTTCCTCCTCAACCTTGCGAGCAAGTTCTGCTTGATCCCGCTCCCGCATCTTTCGATCAGTAGTCCACTCGGCCAGAGCCTCAGCATACTCTAGAGCATCATTGAATTGCGCTGGGTCTGGTTTAGGGTCAGGTTCTTCCGATTTAGGCGGATTTAACTTGCCTTCCAAATCCTTAATACGCGCCTCAAGAGCCTCACGAGCACTACGCTCACGGTCCGCATCTTGGCGGGCTGCTTCGCGCTGCTTGGTCAGTTCCGAAAACCGCTTTTCAAGTTTCGGGTTGTGCTTCTTTTCACCTGCTACAGCATCTGTTTCTGCCTCTGGCTCACTCCGGTCTTGCTCAACAACCGGCTCCGCATCTGCGGCCTCAGTTGGAGTTTCCTGACTGGCTAAACCAAGTTTTTGTGCATGAAACTCAGCTAAATTCTCACTTGTTACTAAGTTACCAGCTTGTTTCCTTACCGGTTCCTGTGCTACTTCTGCATCGGACATGGATTAACTCCAAGAATAAACCCGATGAACCCATCGGTAGGTTAAATCTATTAGAAACTGTTTTTCAATAGTTGTCAACGAGGTCCCATTGGTACGCCAGGGATAACCGGTTGTTCTAATGGCTGCGGTTGCATTTGTTGTGCAGCAAACTGCGCAATCATTTGGTCATCCATTGCGGGGTTAGTCATTGGCTCCTGGGCAATCGCCATCTCCTGCTGCAAGAATGGTGACTCATTCATATTGACTTCGCTCTCAGCAAACGCAGCTGCTTGGCCTTGCTCAAAATCCCTGCGGTCTATTTCTTGTTGCAGGGCGCGTGAATCCATGCCCTTTAGTAACAGTTTGGTGATAGCGTCTAACTCAGTCCGGTTCTGGTCGGTAATCGACTTCATGTTGGTCTGGTTAACTTTAGCCTCGTTGATGGTCTCGGTGTTGTACGCCCTAGAGGTTACATCCATCAATTTGCGCTTGGTTTGGCCTTCTTCCTTCATGCGCTGCACATCGGTTTGGTGCTGCAAGTTCATGGTCAAGGCCGCAATCTGTTGCTGCATATCGGCAACCATCTTTTGGCTGGCCATCAACTGCATCTGGACTTGTGGCGGAATGTCTGCCTTTTCGTCAATCTGGGCTAATGGGTTCATTGCGGCCAAACGGTCAGCAATCACATCTGCGCCTGGGAAGTCCATGTTGCGGAATATTAAATCGCCGGCAGCTTGGAATAGTTCAGGGTTAGATTGGATCAATGGGATCATCGACTCGACTGCCTCCTGGCGCTTGGATTGGTAGCCAGGGCCAGTATCCATATACACATCGTATTCGCCCACGGTTACATCATTCAGTATCTTTTCAGCGCCTGATTCATCCACGGCCCGTTGGTTAATCGTTACCATCTCAGGCTGGTTGTCGTAGCCAATAATCCGCATGACCCGCTCTTTGTCATAAATCTTGGGGATTAGGTCTAGGATGATCCGCCCAGTATGTTTAAGGGAGCGCGTCAGATTGTCGTAATAATGAAAGTTCGACATATCAATCTGCATCTGCTGACCGCGGATTGCCTTACCAGACATATTGCCTTGAGACAACATATTGGGGTCAAATATCCCAACTACGGTTTGCAGGTCATTGTTGATTGCGCTTGTAGCCTCAACGATTCCGGCAGCAGGTGGCTCTGGTTGCAATCTAACCGGTTGTGGCGCAGGTTGGCCCTCAATGTCTTTTTGCTTGTAACGCAATACCGGTGTGGCCTTAATGTTAGCCAAGTTCCATTCATTCTCATGGCCCTCATCTTGACCCTCTGCCAACAGCCACTTAGCCTTGGGCGCGAGAGCCACCGACTCGGTCAGAGCGGTACGCCAGTAGTTGTACATCCGCTGCGGGTCCTTGGCCATGCGCACAATGCCATACTTCTTGCGCTTATCGTCAATCGTCAGCTGTTGGCCATAGACGGGGACTATTGGGATATGCTTACCCATCCATGTGGATTCTTCAAGGATTTCTATACCGGTCAGCTTTGCCCACTTAATGGTCTTGCGCATTGTTTCGCGCTCGGCCACCACTTCAATGCCGGCTGCAATCATCATTTCTGCGCTGGGTGCCTCATCTTTATAGACTTGCGTACCATCGGAAAGCATAAGCAATTTGGTCTTTTTGCGCTCGGTATACCACCATTCAGCGATTCGGATGTCATCCTTCATAACCCAATCCGCGTCTGCGTCACCAGTTCCACGCATATTGAAGTTACCGCCATCGTCTGCATTAGGGTATTCGGCCTTAAATTCCTTTTTGCTCATTACCTCAGTAATTAGGCAAGACTCAGCGTCAGACCCATCTGGCATCTGACTGTTGGGGTCCATGTAAACAGTAAATGGGTTTACGATGGGTTTAATGTAAATTTCTTGGTCAAACGAATCTTCTCGTGTGTAGTCGGTAACTATGCGCCAGTAACCCCAACCCATGCGGACCGCAAACTCAAAGGCCGTATCGTAGGCGGTATCTGCGTCCGAGTTGACCTCAATATGCTTAAAAATGCCCGTTAGGATGTCAGCGACCTTGGCATTAGCTGCCGAGTTCATCGAGTGCGCTTTCATGCGGGGTCTTGCTTGGCGCTGCTGATTACAGACCTGGCGGATAAAGCCATCTAGTTTGTTAATAGTCAGGCAGGGTCTAGCCTCTAGGTTTCTAGAGTTTTGCACTTCAACTGGCCATTGGTCACCGGAAGAAAATTTAAGGTCGTCCAGGGCATCCTGGCGGTTGTAAGAGTCCGCATCATTTGCGTATCTTAAGAATTTCTGCGCGTCTTGTATACGCTGATCGTTTGCCATATTCATCCCATCCATGATCCAGCCGGTTGTTGCACGGCTCGTTTAGCTACCGATTTGCGGGGCTCATTCACTACTAAACCAAGATATTTAAACGCATCGGCTCCGTGCGAATATATATCGTGCAAAGGCGTTTTACTGAATTGCTTAGTGTCTGGGTCCACATCATATCGGTAATGTCTTAAACATTGTAATCCTTGATGGCAATTTTCTCTATCAAAATAACACTTGTTGAATATTGTCCTAGCTGCATTGATAGAGTCCGCAGTTGGGGTTCTTGGCACAATCTGCACCTTGTAACCGGCTGCCCTGACAATGTCGGCAATCGAGCGCCCAGCAGCTGCCAGAGTTGAGTTCTCAGCATCATGCGGCAGCCAGATGGTGTCATAGTGATACCCGAACTTCTGCATCTCGGCCATGTAATAGGACATGGTCTTTTGATTGTCCTCAATATATCGGATTAATCTAATCTCAAATCCAATGAATTGCACAAACCAGATGGCCGTATTGTCCGACCAACCAAGGTCAAAGACAGCATGAACTCCCTTCATTTGATCATAGGGAACTTTGGTAATGCGCTGCTCAAGGTCAGCAAGGGTTATTTCGTTACCAAATACCGCTCCATCCACGGTCTTGCGGCACAAACCCTCCCAGACGGTGTTGTAGGCCTCGATGTCCCGCATATGGAGGTTGTCTTTCTCCTCCCGCAGCGTTTGTGGGAACCAAGGGTTATCGCGCCAGGTAATCTTTTGGACTATTGCATTGGTAGGCGGTGAGATAACAAACCGCTGGTAGGTATCATCGGTCTCAAGTTCTGGATTAAAAGTAATCCATATCTCGGAGTTGTCCTTTCGGATCGTAGGAATTAGGACATTCCAGCTAGTTTTAGAAACAGTCTGAGCCTCCTCCACCCAGCATATGTCTACACCCTCAAAGGATTTGACATTGGTAATGTTGTTTTTAAGGCCAATAAAGAAGAACTCAGAGCCATTCTTACCGCGAATGCTTGTCTGGGTAACCTCGTAAAAGGACTCTAAGCCTAGACTGTCAATCTGGTCTGTAAGCAGCTTATGGACAGAATCCTTAATGGATACCTGAAACTCACGGGCGCAAAGGATGCGGATAGGGTCTTTAGCTGCCTTAATTAATAACGCTCTGGCAACTCCCCAAGACTTAGCGCCACCGCGCCCACCGTACAGAATCTTATATCTCTTGGGCTCAAACAAAAAAGCCAGTTTTACGGGGAATTCTGCGTTAGCTAATGCTTTATCTAAAGTCTCAAGCATCTTGTGGTTTTACAAACATGACCTGAATGCCAGCCAAGAGCGGAGTTCCATCGGAATTCTCAACCTGGTTAGTTTGCACGGCTTTACCATCCAACCGGTCAATGACCTCTTTCACGGCCCATGCCTCGCCTTGTTCAGCTTGTGTAACCAGCTGCTTAACAATGTTTTCTAGCTTTTGAGGTTCTTGAGTCAGCACCTTTCGGAGCTTGTCATAGAACATCTTGCCCTTTACAGCATTAGAATTTCCTATCGGTGCGGCCATAGTGATTAACTCAATCAATAAGTTCCAGTTGTTAAATAATAAATCGTTTCTTGTTGTTTGTGTTAATCTTATACTGTAAACTGTTTACTCTTATGGAGGAGTTATGAAAATCATTAAATCGGAGTTCTGGCATATCCTACAAAAACATATTGCTTTAAGAAAGGGTCAAAAATGAAACGAATAGTCTTTTACTGTGGAGTTAATGTAGAAACTGGTGACGCTTATGTACGCAACGCACCAGAGTATCTTGCTATGACCAACGAGGAGCGGTTTAATGCCATATCCTCAATCGTGACCGAGTTGTGCCAAGAATTGAGGTTTGTTTATGCTCAACTCAATACCCAAGAAACTTCATTAGAGGGTCCAAAGATTCTTCAGTAAACCTCTCCCCATGGTGCGCAACTTGCATTGATCTAGCAATATTGGCCTCGGTTTTACCCGATTTGCGCATTCTTTCAAATGTCTTTGGAAACAGTAAATCAGCGGGCGCGCCCACAATTTCACCGCTTTTAGCCTGTAATCCGCCAAAATATTGCCCAGGTATGCCCATCGAATAGGACCCATGTTTAAACTCTGGGACTAATGGACCCGCGCCTGGCTGCGCAATAAACATAGACCGGCCAGCCTCACCCTGAAACAATCTTGGGTCATTCATTACTTTAGCGGTATCTTCCCAGCGCGGAAAACCTTGGTCTCGGAACTTGGCCTTACTCATAGACTCAACAATAGCCTTGCGCAGCTGACCGTCTTTAGACATTAATTCGTAGATATTTGGGGAATCTACGCCCGCAAAGTCTTTAAATGGGTATCTCTTCACGCCAGTTTCGGGGTCCTTTACCCATGTCTTACGCACATCTTCCCGCAACTCTTTATAAGCCTGTTTGGCGATTGGTAATGTTGGCAGCTGGCCAACCATGCCTTGGGCCATATGGTGGCTAAAGTTAATACCTTGGGGACTCATACCTAAAAATATTCCAAGAGCATCCTCGCCTTTATCGGCAAACATTCGCAAGTTTTCGGTTTTGCTAGATGCTGCAGCCGGCTCTGAGGCCCAAGCAACATTCTGTTTTACATTAGGCTCAAGCAACATAAATTCGCGCCCGCCTTGGCGTTGAACTGCTTGGCTTAATGGAACTCCAGCAATTTGGCTAACTGTTCCGCCGGTCATCGACAAATCGCCGGCAACCGGTACTAATGTTTTTTTTAATAGTGATTCAGGATTTATACCAATTTCTTGGATTTTTACCAATCCTGGCGTATCGCTGATTATGTCTCTGCCAGCTAATCTCATTTCTTCACGCTGGCGGACCGCTCGATTTGCTAAAGATTTCTCAAAACGGGTTACTGCTGATTTTTCTGCAGCCGTTAAATCACCGCGCCCAGGATAAAGTAATTCTCTAATTGGTATACCGCCAACATTGGTACCGCGCTTAAATGCGCCTAGAGCAGCTGCTGGCGCTGAACCGCTGGCAGCAAATCCACCTCCGGCAACATTGGTTGCCACATTAATTGCCTCTTGCGGCGTGATTTCTTCGCCTTGCGCAGCCCGTCTTGGTGTTTCAAAAGCCTTCACCAGATCAACTAAAAACTGTGGCGCAATGATGTCGGTATAGTCTATTGGTGGTGCAAGTACAGAACCGCGCCCTTCAGATGGCAAACTACCCCGCGGACGGGGCAGAATGGATAGCCTCTCAACTTTAGGGTCAAATATGTCTGACAGACGGGGCATTATTTCTTCTTCTTTTTGCTTGCAGCCTCACGCTTAACCGAGTACGCAATTGCCACGGCCTGCTTTACCGGCTTGCCCGCAGCAATCTCAGCCTTTATATTCTTTTGAAAGGCCTTTTTGCCAATGTCTTTAATTAAAGGCATTACTTTTTCTTAGCAGTTTTTGCCGACTCTTTAAATGCTTTAGCAGTTGGCGCGCCTTTGGTGCCTGGGCTGCGCATTTTTTCAGGAGTCTTTCCAGCAGCCTTTTGGCGCTCGATCCGCTCCCTTTTAGCGTGAATATTTGAATACAAGCCAGGTTTAGCTGCCATTGTCTTTTCCTTTATCAATTTCTATCAGTAAGGCATCAATAATCGCAATTGCGCCCCGTTGTTGCTGCACCCGCTCTAAAGCCGCTTGAAGTTCTAGTACGGATGCCTGCCTCAACTGTAGTAAATAGTCTTTAGTAATCACTATGCATTAAAATTAGCGGCAGTTGCAGCTAACAGGTAATAGTCACTACCAGCGATTTTGACTCGCAAACCATGCGTAATTTCGTTGACATTGGTAATTGTGCCTGTAGCAGCCAATTTAGCGCCTGCTACGGTTACACCAGCTAGATTCAATAGGTAACCATTAGTGTCTACGGTTGCAGCGCCTGTGCCATTAACGCTGGCATAAATTAGGGCAGTTGTTGTTCCAGTAGACGCACCAGATGCGCAATTTAATTCAATTTCAACTGGGGCATAGTTACCAGCCGAAGTTCCAGCCGATAGCGTCATTTCAGCTAAAACGGCAGAACCCAAACCAGTAGTACGGCCAGAGGTTCCATATACAACTTCACCTTTAAGGGCGTTTGAATAACTACCAAGAACCGAGTTAATGGTTGTTAAAAATTTAGCACGACCACCAACGCCACCGGTGCCGGTCATT